CATTGGTGCTTCCATTGTCAGTCCTTTTGTAGAACCTTTGAGTAGTCCTATCCCCAACAGCACTTCCTGCGCTATCAAGTCCAATGTTGCCATCTCGGACTTCAAACTTCTCTGCAGGGTCAGTAGTGGAAATCCCTACTGCCCCTGTCGGGCTGATAAACATCCGCGTGCTAAGCGTGCTGCTTAATGCAGTACGAAATGCGATTGCGCTTTGATGAGAATCACCAATAGGGCTTAGTTCCAGTTGGTCATTACCAGCAACGTATTGATGTCGGAGAATAATGTCATTAACTGTGTATTGATCTCGGTAGGCACGAAGTCCTTCTGCATAGCCAACGCCAATACCTCCGTTTACATCAAGTGCATTGACAGGACTCGAGGTCCCCACGCCTAGGCCAGCGGAGGTGATGCGTAGGCGCTCGGTGCCACCTGTTGCAATCGCAAAAGCATCGGCGGCGGGGTTAAATCCTCCAGTATTTGTATCATCGGCAAACGTAATACTTGGAGCAGCCGCTGAGCCCGAGGAAAATGCAGCAGTACTACCGGGCGTGCCACTTGTAGAGATACCTACCTTTTTCCATGTATCTGTTGCCGTGGCAACGTATAGATAGCCATTGTCCCAAGCGATTTCACCAGCAATAGCTGTTGCAGTGGGCGATGCAGGCGTATGCGTTGGGATAATTGGGCGCCCTGACAGCGTGGTATTGGCTGCAGTGATTGCAACCTCAGTTGTTAGCGTGCCATCAGCCTGAACCTTGAGTTCGAGCTTTCCGTCTTCGGCGTTATTAGTAACGTCAACAATGCTGCCGGTGATCGCGGCATAGTCCACCTGCTCCGTGGTTGCATTGTCGTTATGACCGCGCCAGTAGATCGTGCTCAGCAGGTCATTGTTTTGACCGACAGTAGATGCCCCACGCCGGCGGTACAGGGTGATATCAGCGCCACTGGCTGCATCGTTTGCCGTGCATTGCACCTGCAGGGCGGTGCTGGTAATCGTCGAGCTGACGTGCAGCGGGTAGATTGGGTTGGCTTCGCTGATGCCGACATATTCCCCCTTGAGGCGAAGACGCATGGCACTGGCGCCAGCATCAGCAGTCATTAGATCAAGGATGCCAACCTCAGAGGTATTCGTGACCGTTGAAATGGTGGACAGGATCTGAGCGTAGGTTTGATCGTTGCCGCCGCTGTCCTTACCACGAAACTCAAGGTTGCCGAGGTTATCGTTATTGGCAGGGCTGGCGCTGTTGCGGTACAGGACAACATCAGGCGCAGTATCAAGACCGGCGTCGGTGTTTTCGATGATGACCTGATCGGTCGTGTCGCTGCTGAATAGGTGCAGTTGTGCTGCTGCAGTACCAGTACCGAGCTGGAAGCCGGTAGTGCTGAACTTACCGGCGAAGGTGCTGTTGGTGGCAAAGGCGACTTCGTTGGCTGCTGAGCGAAAGATGCCCGTGACGCCAGTGTCAGCAGTAAATGCAAGGCTTGGGGCACCAACCGTGCCGCTAGGCAATGTGCGGAGGAAGGTGCCGTATTGGATCTTCTTATTCTTGTTCAGCGCCGTTCGGAGCTATCGACAATCGGCAGCAGGTCATCCGCTACTGGTGCGGTCAGTTCTGCCAGGTCTGTGATCTTGCGGTCAGCCATCAGTGGTATGCGGTGGGGTGTCTAGTAAAGGGGACTAGGCGGTCTTAAGGGCTGCAACTTTGGCTTCAAGTGTTTCGATGGCTTGCTGCTGACGTTTTACGACATCCAGTAGAAGCACCGTCAAGCGATCATATTGAACACCATCAGGCACCATTTCGGCGTCAGGTTTTAGCTGTTTTTTGCCATCGACTTCTTCGTAAGCGTCATCAAGGTAGGTCCAGTGGACCAAGCGTGGTTCAATTTCTGCAACTTCTTCTGCAATAAGGCCGTACCATGACCAGTCTTTGCGGTCTGCATCGGCAGTCGAACGATACCAGACGGGGCGGAAATCTAATATAGAACCAGAGCGTTGTTGCTCGATATTTTCAATTTCGGTTTTATAGCGAAGCGAAGAGGTGGATCGAAGAAGCTGGTTAGCGGGAGAACTGCCGCTGTTTAAGAAAGCGTTTGCAGAAGAAGCGGTAGTGCTGACAGATGGAAAAAAGATGTTGCCTGCGGCGCTAATTCTCATCCGCTCAGTGTTGCTGGTTTCAAATACATGGCCACCCGCATTTAAGCCGGTTGAGTGGTAGAAGACAAGATTATTTGCAGCATCTGCTCGGATTTCAAGACGAGCACTATCAGTACCTGCGGCATTGAATTGTTCAAGGCGAAGTAAATCTTCAAGGGTGTCACTATTTGCAGCGCGAACGTGCAATTTAGCTCCAAGTGAAGTTAGTCCAATACCTACACGATCACTTGAAGCATCAACAAACAACAAGTTTGCATCTGTATCACCTTCAACGCGGAAGTCATAGTTGTTCCCGCCATCGTTAAACACCACCTCGCTGGTGCCCCATTCGACGCGCTCCACCCCACCAGTTGTGACGTTGACTTTATCAGTGCCACCGCTAAATAGACCTGTATCCGTCCCGCTGTCCTTGAAGTAGATCGACGGTGCAGCAGCACTGCCGTTCTCAAACGGGATAACGCTCCATTCGCCATCAAGCTGAAACAGGGTGACCCAATCACTGTTTGCTGAATTACGCAGCTTCATCACCGTGGGCGAGCTGCCTGTGTCTGCCCACCACTGGTACGCGTAGGTTGTGGTCGGCTCAGTAGCAGAGCTGTTGTTGGTGGCAATGGCAGCCAGCGCATTGTTCAAATCGGCTCGGACTGCAGCGCCAGAGGCATTGCTGATGATGTAGTCGTGCGTTGCCATGATTAAGCCTGTTCAGTGCCGTAGCCATTGGCGATGTACTGGAAGTTCCGGCTTACGGCAGTGCCAGCACTGTTGCGGAAGGTCACGGTAAAACCAGTTCGGCTAGTGGATGTCACCTCATAGTAATCGCCTGTGTTCAAATTAAAAGCGGTCAGTCCGATTGATGGTGTGGCATAGAACGCCTTGGCGTAGGTCACGGCATACGATGCGGCACCGCTGGTAAGCGTGGCGCTGTTCTCCGTACGGGACTGCATCACCATCTCGAAGCCAAGCTCATCGATCAGTGGCGTCTGGTCGCTCCTGGTGCTGGTCAACTCCACCTTGAACTGGAACTGGCGACCGGAATAGGTGCCGTTGTACATGGGGGAAAATTCCCCAAAATCAATGTCCGATTGCAACTCGAAGCGATCCGGCGTGTTCTCCAGCAGCAGTTTATCGCCGTCCTCCAGCAGGAAGAACGAATCGACGGTGGCTACGTCGCTAGCACGGAAGTAGATCTCGGCGCTGGTGTCATCAGCCACGGTGCCGTCGAAGTCGCTCCAGCGGTCGAGCGGCTCAGATCGGCTGTCGATGGTATCGGCTGGGTACAGACCGCGTGTGGTCAGGATGCGGCGGAAGTCAACGGTGAACTTTGCGCCAAGGTCAACGATGTTGGTGAAGTAGTAGCGACCCGTAAGCAACTGCTGCCCAGTGAAATCCATCGAACCGATGGCATCAAAATCGGGCACTTCATCTACGGTCTTATCACCGTCGAGCACAATCGCGTCGTACTGATCAGAATAAAAAGCGCCATCAAATTGCCCTTGGTATGGCGGTGCGGTCTGGTCTTCACGGACCGTGGTGATGTTGAGAACTGGAATCGTGTCCGGCTGATCAAAGATCGCGCTGGTGGCGTTCTGGCTACGCAGTCCGGCTGGATCTTGGAACTTCAGCAGGTATTCACCATCGATTTTTGGCAGCAGGGCGTAGGTGGTGTTGGCGCCAATGCGATCTGCTAGCAGCGTGGAGTTCTGCCATTCGCCCGTGCCATCAGTCTTAGTGCTATGGCGGATGATCGCGGTAAGGAAGTCAGATCCAACGCCGACTGGTTTTGTCCAGCGCAGCATGATCTGATTGTTGGCGACCTGCTCCAGCGTGACGCCCTGCGGATCTTCTGGTAACTGCTGAACGCTGACGGTTGGTGTTGCGGTTGATGCAAATGATGGAACGCGGAATCTGCCGCGTGTGGCTGGCGCACTTTTCTTGAACCCCAAGCCGTAGGCAATGACCGAAACCGTCAGATCAAAGTTCTCCGGCAGACCAGTAATCTCAATATTTGGATTAGTTGTACGAACTGTGCGGCGATTGCCCTGAGCAGTGTTGTAAGTAACGTCATAGCCAAATGTGGCACCACCAGCACCTTTTGCCCAAGAAACATTGACCTGCGTAGTAAGCACCGTGCCATCACGCACTTGACCGGCACTAAATGCAATGTTTCTGACCGAAGGTGGTGCGCTATCAAATGTGGTGATATCCGGGAATTGCAGCGCCTGACCGCTATCGACCGATGCATAGATGCTGTCGTTATGCACAATGCCGGTGATGGCGTAGGTTCCGTCGCCGTTATCACTGGCGCTGATGCAGCGGAACTTTTGATTGGCAACGCCAGAGGTTGTAATGCTCCAGATCGACTGGGCGTTAGGCGCGGTGCTGAAGGCACTGCTGACGTTGATTGTGCTGCCGGAAACGCTGCTGATGTTCTTGGTTTCAACTGTGCCGTTGGGCAGCAGGCAGGTTAGTTGGGGGTTGGAGCCAGCCGGCAATGTGATCGACTGGTCAGCCACCATGGAGCTAGTTGTTGCTGATGACACGCGACCGGAGATGCGGGTGCCTTGGCGAAGTTGATCGGCAACAGCAAAGATCTGACCAGGCAACACCACCGCACCTTGCAGACCAGTGCTGAACGCGATCACCTCGTCGTCGAGCGCCTCGGTCTTGAGTGTCCATAGTCCAACCCGTTGCGCCTGCCACTTCGATGTGCAGCCAAAGCCGATCAGTTCCTTGACGATGAAGCCATACTTTGCAATCAGTGCTGCATCTTCAACGACAACAACGTTAGGGCGGTAGAAGTTCTCGGGATCGTTGTAACGAACGTGGACGCTGGTGCTGCGTGTCTTCAGCGAACTGCCGGAATACTCAAAGACACCACCGATCACGTTGGCGTTGGTGTAGATGTGCGACGGTGCAAGGTTGGTGCCATCAAGATTGCCATGGTCTGCCGCAACTTGGATAACATTGTTTGACCAGAACAGGATGCCTCGGAATACCGAAGCCATATCCAGCAGGACGTTGTAAGCCTCAGCCCGATCACCGATGACAATGTTGCAGGCAAAGCGCGGTTCCCTGCTGCCGTCTGGGTTCACCACCAGTTGGTTCGCGTACTTGGCGACTGGGTACAAGTCGATCCAGCTCAGGTTTTCTGCCGTGACGAATTGACCGGCGCCATAGCGGCGATTGGTGAGCAGATCATAAAAACAGCAAACCGGACAGGTAGTCCACTTCTCAGCCGTCTGCAATGCACCGTTAAAGCTGGAATCTTTAAAGGTCAGCCTGCCATCAGATTGAACGGTAGCGCCAGTAGGAATCTTGACGAGGCGACCTTGGATGAGATATGCCCGTGATGGCAAGCTGCTGAACGCCTCGGTGGAGATCGAAAGCTCAGCCAGTGCTGAGTAGTTGTAGTTGACGTTCTGTGAGATCGTTTCGGTGTACGAAGCCCAGATGATCTGATTGCCACGGTCGCTGGCGATTGGTGTATTTTGTGGCGTGTCTTGAAAGCTGGTGTACTTGATCTCAAAGTGCTTTTCGCCCAGATCAACCTTTTGAACCTTGATATTCCACGGACCAGCGCCAAAGGTTTTGAGGTTAATGATGCCGGTGCTGTACTGATAGTTATTGGTGGAAACGCCGGTGATGGTTTTGTCCGATGCAAGCTGGAAACCAGTGCCACTGCCTTTGGCTTGCACAAAGATGCGGACCTGGAGCGTCCCACCAAATAGCTGCCCTTTAGCGAGGCTTTCCTGCGCGACGGAATACAGCTTGGGGATAGTGAACAGCAGCTCTATGTTGTCAACGGTCGGGTCGGTGATCTGACGCGTGACCGTACCGCCGCCGTACTTACGCTTAACGACTTCGTTGTTACTGTTCAGATCTTCGCTGTAGTTTTCGCCAATTTCTTGGTTGACATCAGAAACTTGCGAGACGCCATCGTTAAACCAGTACGTTGTACCTTGACGGGCGGCGCCAACATAAGACGCAGCGGCAATATCTTCCGGCTTGAAGTTATAGGTGCCATCACTGTTCTGGATCGCAGTCTCATTGAGGAATGTACCCTGCAGACCTTTGATTACGCCACCAATCGGACCCTCGCACAACAGGTCAAGAACTTTAATCGTGGTGACTGAATTAAGTGCCATGTCAGTAGAGCTGATATCCGATGCTGTTTAGACGCAAGTAGATCGGGTTGCTTCCGGTGGTGCCGTTCGGCACGGTCTCGGCGCTAATCACCTCAACCTGCACCGTCACATTGCTTTCTATTTCGATGTCGCCCAGCTCTAGTTGGTGCATCCAGCCAAAGAACTGACCTTCAAACAGCAAACCTTGGATCGTGGCGAAATCAGAAGCAACCAAGAACCCATCAGCGATCTCAGAGCCACGGAAGACCTTGATTTCGTAGGAGATGTAACCGTCAACAAGGGTGGTGCCAGCGCCGCCGGCAAAGTCATATAACCCATTTTCAAGCGACAGGGCGACATTGAAGTCGGAGTATTGAACCGTGCTTGCTAAGTAACCGCCGTAGACCTCTAGTGATGCAGTACGGCGTTTTTGTCGAACATCCGTGCGGATCAGTTGCGGATTGTTCGTGACACCACGAGAACTAACCTCACTGAAATATGCCTGTGTATTGAAACGGGTTTTGTAGACGCGCCGTGCGGTTACACCGGATTTGTCAGAGAAATTATCGGTGAGAATTTCGTTGCCAAGCCGAATGGTTTGCGTACCAGGAGCGCGAAGGCTGCTTAACACCGGATCAGATTCGTCGGCAATTTGGAATTTGGACTTCAGCAGGTGGCTGCCGATCAGCACTTTGCCGTAAGCCAGAGGCACCGTGGCGCCAACGCCGACCGTATTTGCAGCGCCCGTGTAGGCGTAGGACTGCTGCCCGTCAATGCCGGAGGTGACGTTTTCGGGTCCGTTGGTGCGGTTACGGCTACCCATGCGACCGCTTCCGCCAAAATTGCTCCCTCCATACCCACCAAGTGTTGGCACTTGAGGTTGCGGCGAGATCATTTGTGCAACCCCTGTTAGCGCAAGAGATGCGCCCACAGCACTTGCAGCTGTTCCCAAGCCGGCTAAAATCGCGCCACCTTGAGCTGCAGTAACGCCAAAAATACTTGTAGCGCCAAAAATACCTGCGCCAGGAAACAGGAAAGATAATGCCACCAATCCGATTCCCGCTAAGACTTTTTCAGCACCTTCACCCGAACCGCTGAGAACTGGCACGATCACTAGATCCTTCTCGCCAAACGGTAAAAGTAAGTCCTCATATTCAAAATCAACACCGCCTTGAATAACTTGATAACCGATACCGTTTTCTTCTGATGTCAACAAATAATCTTTGAACTCCGGCTTGTTGATGCACAGGAGTTTGATCGCGTCAGCGCCGTTTCGCAAGTTGTAGTAAGTGTGCTCAGCGCCGAAGCGTTCGCCCAATTCACCCAGCAGACGAACCCGCTGCATATCGGTAGACCGCAGCAATGCTCCTTACATAGTAGCTGGAAAGCCACTCCACACCACTCCGTCGGTCGCGCATGTGGTGCAGGATCCGCCATGGCTCCACAAAGATCGCCGCGTGCATCGGTTCGATAGTGCCCAGCTTCATGATCGCCACGTCGCCCGGCTTGCGCTGCTCAAATGCCACCCGCTTGAACCCCAGCGCCTCGGCTTCCCGCAGGTAAATGCTGGGCGTGGTCTCCAGATCGTCCGGTCTGGCATAGTCCGCCAGCTGCACGCCCTGCAGCCTGAAGTAGTCCCGCACCATCGTATAGCAATCCCGCCCTTCGTCGTTCCACTCCAGATCAATCAGGGATTGATAGTCAGCCATTGATCCTCCGGTAGGCAGTAGATCAGCCACGGCACACCGCTTTGTAGGCAGGCACGCTGGTCAAGTTCGCTGGCTGGACCGCCTTTGGGGTGACTATGGATAACAGCAAGCACCTCACCATTTAATGAGGCACGGTAGTAGTCACGGGGATCCATGACAAAATGCTGCTCCGGTTGCTCGCAAACATTGCGGCACTCCCAGTACATCTGTCCTGCTGGCGTTTGAATCAACACGCCGCAGGCTTCGTAGGGCGCTGCCGACTTGGCGTGCCGTTCAGCTTCAGATCTGGATGCGGGAGCCAGGATAACCACCATGCGGATAGCTCGAAACGCCTAATGATTGAAAACGAATTTTGCAGCTATTAAACCGTTTGCCGCAGACATCGTTGGCAGCGGTCGTTGGATTATCGTTCACGTCAAAGCAACTGGTGCCTCTGTACGTACATTCGACGCCTCGATACACCCATGGACAGTAGTCCTGCACTTGCCTGCCAGGGAGCTGCAGGTTGGTCAGATCCAGTTTGCTGACCAGTTCAAATTCGACAAGCTGGATGTTTTCCTTGGATACGCGGTCAATATACCAAATCTGATCTTCAAATTTTGCGGTTGGATCCGCAGTTGGATTGTTGCCGCCGGCGAAGTTGACGCCATCAAGAAACTTCTTGCAGGTGCGTATCCGCGTGACCTTTGCCTGCAGCGGGTTGTATGCCAGCAGCAGAGCGGAGATGGCGCCGGTGACGTTGGCGATCCGCATTGTCGGACGCGGCACTGTGCCCTTGGAGGTCAGCTCAAAACCGTCAACTTCAATCGGTGCAGCGGCGTAGGTAATGCCCGCAAACACCACATCAGCAGTCAGGCTGTTGGTGCCAGCGTGATAGTAAAACGTGGTATTGATTCCGTTGACCGCCAGTGTGAGCTGAAGTTGAAACAACTCAATAACTGCTGACGGCTCCAGCGATTGGATCTGCTGCTGGATTGACGTAGGCGTCGTCATGCTTCAAATACCTGCTCAAAAGTTGCGGTCACAGTATTGATATCAGCGTATTGATGCGTTCGCGACCATTGACGACAAACCCATTTATATTGAGTAGCACTATTTAAAGGAGTCCAATCAAAAGCTTCTTGACCAGCACGTGCATCCAAAAATGTCTCAATTGCATCGGCAACACTGTTACTTTTTGCGCTCCATGTCAGATCCCAAGATTTGGGATTTTGATTAATACCGAAAACAACGCGTTGCTCATAACCTGATCCAAATTTAATGGCATTGACATTCGGCTGGCTGCTTTTTTGCGCACCAAAATCAGGTGTCGATTGACCAGTTGCTACACCCAGAGTTGCGTCGTTGAAAGTAGCCATGATCAGTACAGCAAGCCTCCAGGCTTCTTCTGTTTCACCAATTCTGCTTGAACAGCAGCGCCAATAACACCAGCCAATGCTTTGCCTTGCGATTCATTGTTTTGCACGCTACTGCCAGTCGCATCAACATTCACAATAATATTGCCGGTTGTTTCGCCTTTGACTGTTACGGGAATCGTGCGACCGTCAGGAAGGGGCACATAGGCTTCAGGGCGGCTGCCTTCACCAAACATGGCTAACTGCGGGCTATTGGCAATACCACCAGCAGCGTAACGCTTCAAATCAAGCGGACCATTGGTAGTCATGATGCCACCATTTGCAAAACCAAGGAACTTACCTATTGCACTTGTGCCGGGGAAAATCGCCTTGAGGGTTTGAAAGATTGCTGCTCTTGCAAATATTTTGCTCAAATCAATAAGAACAGATTGAGTGAAATCTGCAAAGGTTGCTTTTCCAGTGGCGGCAAAATCTGCAAGTTGATCCGCTAATCCAACAAAAGTATTGCCCAATGCAGAGCCCAAATTCGCACCAAGATTTAACGCAGAATCAGCTATTGTTTTGAACGAAGCTGTGAAATTATCTTTAAAAGTATTTCCAGAATTAGCAGCGCCTTCTAAAGCTTCACGCAGTTTTTTAAGAGCTTCAAGTAATTCAGGATTAGTTATTTTACCGTAAAATTCTTCAGCAACAGCAGCAAGTTGTCTGTTAATATCAACTCTTTTTTTATCTTCATCAGTCAAAATTTTTGTCTGTAATTGAGCATCAGCGATTTTTATGTTAATCTTTCCTAAGTTGTCAAGTTTTTCATTTGTAACTTTTTTTGATTCGTTTTCGTAATTTAACTGTAAAGCTACAAGTTTAGCATTGCGTTCATATCTTAATGCCAAACGCTCAGCTTCTTTATTTTTTGTATTTGCTATTTTCATTGCTTCTGTATCATATTTTCCAATAATTTTTGCTCTGTCTCTCTCAAGCTGCAGATCAAGAGAGCGTTGTTTGTTTTGATTTTCCAATTCATCGTTTATTTTGTCCTCCAAAATTGCTACTTTAAATATTTCTTTTGCTTGTTTTTCTATAATTTTTGTACGAAGTATAGAGCTGGCTAATGCATTAGCTGCTGCTTTACCAGCATTTTTATCTTTTCCAACCTCAGGCGTGATTCCCGGAAGACCTTTAGATGGCTCTTCTATTGTTCCTGCCGCCGCCATTTCAGCGGCAAGCAATGCGGACATTTGAGCAAAAGTTTGTGTCCGTCGTTCCACTAAAACTTTGTATTGACCTTTTTCGATTGGACCC